GCGACAAGTGCCGCCGATGTAATAATTAGCCCAAGAAGCAGCGTCAGGGGGTTAAGATTTCCGATTAGGCCTCCCAGTACGCCAATCAAGTTTGGAAGAACCGTCAACATATTCTTAACACCCGTTACAAATTCCACAAACTTAAATGCAGCAAAAAAGCCTAATATTACTGTGGCCATTATTTCAACCAGCTCTTGGTTTTCTGATATCCACCCCGAAAACTTCTTCAACCATTCTACAATTTTTTCAATCGCCTTGATAAATACCTCTCCCGTCCATTTTCCGAATGGTTGTAAAAATTCCTCCCATAACCACATCGCCAATGGTTTCAACGCTTCTAACACTGCATCAAATGCATCCAGTGCTGCCGCTATTAAATCAAATGCTGCCGGAAGACCATTTTCCAGCCCCCACTTGGCAAGTGGAAGGAGAACGTCCTTCAATAGCCATAACAGGATATCCCCTATTTTTCTTACAATTGGCCGACTTGAAACCAGAATCCCGTCAAAAGATTTAAGCAGTGGTGAAAAATCAAGCGTAGCCGACCATATCTTAATCTCCCCTGTCGCGTCGCGGAAGAATCCGGTCACCTCCAGGAGAAGGTCACCCAGATGACGCATAATAAGCAGCCCTGTATCCCCGCTTTTCCATGCCTGGTCAAGCCCATCTGCAAGGTTCCCGACTGTAAATAGCAAGTTGGAAACCGAAATAAGGAGATCGTCTGTAACTGCTTTGCCGTACCCTTCCTTGTCCCAGACCGCTATAAAGGTTTTTCCTACATCGCCGCCCAGATTTTTCAACTGGTTAAGCGCAAACTTGGCGGATGCAATTACTGTCGATCCGTTTTCGTCCCATGACTGCCGCATCGGGTCGAATAGACCTGACAGCACTCCTTTAACTGTCTCCGCAAAATCCTTGATATCAGCTTCAATCTCGACGGTTTCAAACATCTGGTCCGGTGTCGGAGGTTTGTAAGCATCTGTATCTACTTTTCCGCCCTGCGCTTGAATTAAATCATCAAAAGCAAAAGCAAGCTTTTTTGTTGCCTTTTCTTTCTCTTTCAGTTCGTCGTTCGTTTCCTTTAAGGAGCCTGCATAATCCTCCTCGACATCCACCGCTTTTACAAAAGTGCTTTTTCCGGTCAACGCTGCAATAAACTGCCCGGCGTAGGTGGCCCCGGTGGAAAGCAGGTCTATCATTTGTTTCAAGGCCGGTGCAGCTACCTGTAGAAGTGGCGCGAAGGCTGTTGAAAAGCTGTTGTTCAGCCGTGTATTAGCTGACATCAGAAGGGATATGCTTTTGTTCGTCTCATCTGAATACCTGGCCAAATTCTGGAAGCCTTCCTGCGCCGATTTGATGGCGGCTCGCAGTGACATTCGGATAAGCATCAGTTTAAACATGTTGGACAACTTCAGGACGCTCTTTGTCAGTGGGATTGCTTCTTTCCGCACCCGCTTCATGGAGCCACCCATCTTGTTTGCAGACTTACTGGCCTTTTTCTGTGTGTTGTCCACCCCCATCAGGGATTTTTTATAAGCCTCAGCCGCCTTTTTGGCCAATGCAAGGCCCTTGTATGCCTTGTCATACTCCGGGTCTCCCAGGCCAAGCCCTTTTTGCCCCGCATAATACAGAGCATCCTGATAACGGTCCACTTCGTCCTGTAATGTCCTTGCCTTCGTTCTTGCACTGTCCATCGACGCGCCGGCACGTTGGAAAATTGCCACAATGTTATCCGGAAAGTGCTTAAAGGACTCCACGGCGATAAGCAAAGAGTCTTTCAGCCCTACAACAGAATTTTCCTCTTTCTGGGTTTCGGCCGTTACGGTAG